CAGGAACCAATCGATCGGCAGCAAGTGGGCAACAAACTCACGAGCTATCGTATCAGAAGCACTACTCAGGTCCAGCGTTGCTAAAGCGCCGGTGATACTCCCTTCCTTTGCCAGTTTTTGATTCCTGGTTTGGTCGGAAATATCTATACCTACTGTGCGAAGCCTTGCCGCGATGAACTCGCCGATTCCAATCTGCCACATAGTGTTCAGAGAGGGCTCGACGCATATACCGCGGTAGGTCTTAGCACTTTTCGGGACGAAGCGAAGTCGACCTGCATGAACATGCACGTCAACTACGGCCGTGTCTTTCGACGGGTCAGCATTCCAGCTGATCCAGGACGGCACTTCCTCGAGTGCCTCTTTTACAAGAGGCAGGAAGTCTTCACTACAGCAAAAAGATTGCCCAAGTTTCTGACGGGCAGATGCATTTCTTTTTGTTAGCTGCGTTGTTGCACCGGGGCCAAAACGGCAATTTAGTTCAGAGAGGGTCGGCACATCCCCCAGTAATGTAGCGATTTTCCGCTGAGCTGTAAAAAGTACACGCTCAACTCAGGCAAGAATTGAAACTTACCTGAGCTCCATAACCGGAAGATGTGATTCGTCTCTCCACAAAGCCGTTCGGCCGCTATGAAAGTGGACCGCGCTGCTGCCTCCTTGTCGACGCCTATATCTAAGTCCTCGCGTTTTTGGTAAAACGCAAGGGTTTGTCTTAGGTACGTAGCGTCGGCAACTGAAATAGCAGAATAGTCAACAACATAGTCACACAGAGTACGGAAGTCATTACTGCTAACAGCAGCGGTGACAGTTTCCCGTATTCTTTGGTCAGAAATCTGACCTGTGTGCCAAAGTGCGAGTGCCTTGAGTACTTCATTTGTGTCTCCAGTCGGCAAGACCTGGTCCCAGCGCGTAAAAACGCTCATATCAACTCCTTTATTGGAAGAGGTGGGACAGCTGTCATTATGAGCCCCAGAACATAGGGGCGGGCACCTTAGGTAGGTGCCACCAGCAAATCAAACAGTTCAGGCAG